CTATTCCCGAAGACTCCATCAATACTTCCTACATTATAGCCTAGCTTATTTAAGTTACTTTGTAATCCTCTTATTATAGAATCCATTCTATTTAGTGTATCAGGTCCAGCTATACCATCAGCAGATAGTCCATAAGCTGCTTGAAATCTTTTTACACCGCTTTCAGTTCCAGGACCATATATTCCATCTATAGATACACCTTTATATCCAAGACCAGTTAAATTCATTTGAAGGTACCTAACTTGAGTACCTCTGCTACCTCTTTTTAATACTGTAGACGTATTACCTGATCCACTACTTTCACTTGAAGTTTGTCCTCTTACTTCCCTCATAAATTGAGCTTTATCTATACCAGTTCCAGGACAAGTTTTAGAAGCATTTTCTCTGTGAAATCTAATATACTTATCTCTATCATCAAACCATTTTGCTGATTTTAATATACTAGCTTTTTGAGATCCTTCAAATTTATCATTACCAATATCAAAGTTTCCAAGCATTTCAACCATAAAAGGTATTCCGCCATTAATTGAATTATAGCCTTTTATACTTGCAGGCTGTCTCCCAAAGTTTCTACCAGTTATAAATTTTCCATCTGGTGTTAATGTAACATGTTGTCCTATATCTTCCCATCCTAGAGTGTTTACATGGTAGTTTCTCATACTATTTTGCCAGTATTGGGCATCAGGTCTTTGTCTCCAATTTGAATGATCTGGTCTCCATGTATGATGTACATGAAGCTCCACATGGTTATAGTTTTTAAGTTCATTAATAAGTTGATCAACTGTTAATATTCTATCTGCCATTATAAATCCTCTCCTTTTTAATTAATTTAATTTTTCTTTTTCTGCCTTTGGATCAGCTATAGTTTCATAGGCTCCCATAGCTGACATAGCAATTAATATTGAATTTATTACTGTTAGTAATATTCCTTGCAATCCTTGTCCAGTTCTTGCAAACACAAAAGTTAAGATTAAAGAAATAACAAATGTATATATTCTTACAGCTCCATCAATAAAATTCTTTTTTATTAGTGGTTTTGTAAACTGGACTATAATAGATACTGCTGCTACTAACCCCGCAAAGGTGCTTAATGTTTCAACAGTCATAAAATCATTCATATAATCATCTCCTTATTATTTAAATAATCCTTGTTGGACTGCATAAAAAAAGAAGCTTACAAAAGCTCCTACTAGCAGTCCTATAAACCACTTCATTGTGGATACAAGGTTCTTTATTTGTTCACATAAATTATTTATTTGTGCCTCTGTTTTAGATTGATATTGTTCTAGTTTATCTATCCTATCTCCATGATTATTTAGTCGTGTATCATGTACATCTAACCTTTCATCTATTCTCTTATGTTTTTCGTTGCATATTATTTTGTCCATAAGCCACCTCCAAATTTGCATTAAAAAAAGAACTTACTTAATGTAGGTTCTTTTTAATAATTTTTTCTAAAATATTTATATTTTTTTCTTGTTGGCACTCTTGGCCTCTTTTCTTTACCTCTATTATCAATTATAGATTTAATAATCTTGATTTCTTTTTCGTCTACGAGGTCAATATATACAATACTATTGTTCATTCTCAAGCAAAAATATTTAAAAAGATTTATAACTCCTACAACTATAACTATGGAAATTATCATGACCAAAACGAAACACATAAATCTAGATTCCGTACATTTTTCTTGATAAAAGTCCATATTGCTTGCAATAAGTCCCATAAAACTACCTATTAAGCTAGCAATTATATTTTCCCAAAAAAAAGACTCTGTTTTTAACTTAGAAAGTCTATTCAGCAATTCTTTTTCACTGTAAATATGTGTTGCATAGTGTTTCTTTATATTTTTTTCAATTTCATGAATTTTTGCATCTTTGTTATCCTTCCTTACTTTTTTCATCTGTTTATTTATATTAGATTTATTTAAACCAAACAACTCACCACCCCTGCCACATTGTACCACAAACAGACATAGATAGACAAAGAAAGACATAAAAAATAAGCCTTTAAGGCTCCATATAATCTTCTTTAGTTATTTTTTTATACTCTTCTTTAGTTATACAACCCCATCTAGCAGCTTCATAGACATCTTCTTTACTCAAGTAATTCATGTTGTAAAATAAATTGTAAAAATCAAACATTAAGCATTACCTCCTAATTGTTGAACTTTAATATTTAATTCACTAATTGTCTTAACTAAATTTTCTATAGCTATGTCTTTCTTTTTATTATCTATAGCTAAGTCTGCAATTTGTTTTGACATAATTTGTTCAGGATTAGGTATTGCTTTATTCTCCTGTTCCAATTCCTCTTTAGTTTTCCACTTTATTTTAGCCATATTTAGTTTACACCTCCTGCCATTCTGGAAACTTTTCTTCTTCTGTTGCATTTTCATCAATGAAATTTAATAGTTCAACATATAAAACACCTTCTAATCTTTTAGCACTGATAATAGGATTTATATCTAATGTTGTTTCTACTTCATACATAATTCCATCAGGCATAGAAGAAAAGTCAAATGTATCACTCATATCATCTGTTGTTACTGTTATTTTTTCTTTTTCAAATTTATATTCTATCTTTCTATCAGATCTTTGAGGTGAAAGAAATATTTTCATTATTTCCACCTCCCTATTGCAAACGCACTTACCTTAGTTTCAGAGTTTTTAAAAGTATCTGCTTCTTTTGAATGTGCATAAATTTTAACTTGTTCATTAGACTCATAAAAGAGGATAATTGTATGTCTACCCCTAGCATTAACATTTGTAATCTTTGAAGTAGCTTGAATAAGTGGTATTTCAATAAAAGAAACAGGAAATATCCAGTATTTTGATAGTGTTTTTTCATGTTCATAGTTTAATTCAAAAGTAGGTATATATCCTATTGCTGTCCCATCTGAAAACTTAATATAACTCCCATTAGAGTTCTTTCCGCTTTCAACTATGTGGTATGGTCCATCTTTGTGTGACCAAAGTTCTAATTTGAGAGAATTTATCTCACTTTTATTATTAATTATAGTGTCTTTATTTCTCTCTATCTGGTCTTTTTCTGCTTTTGTGATGTGAATATCTTTGTTTCCAATATGAGCAGATATGGATCTGTTATTGTTAGAAACATTACCTATTATATCTGTTATATCCTCATCAATCATTCGAATATCATTTTTAAGATAAATAAATTCTTTTTCACTAGCAGGTCGATAGTTCAAAGCTTCTATAATATGCTTTGCAGTTAAATTTCCAATATCTCCAGAATCGCCTTTTGACCCTTTCAAATCTACATATTGATATTCTGTATCACCCTTTAGCCTAACTCCCAATTTAGTACCATTCCAATGAAATTCTAGATCTTTACCATTAAATTGCGACGGATTTGCTATCCAATCCTCTATTATCTTCCTATTTTCTTCTCTCTTCTTCTCATTTGCTATTCTAGTATTTTCATTTGCCTTTCTAGTATCTTCGTTCTTTACTCTTTGATTTTCCGCTGCTACTCTTTTACTTTCATTTGATTGTCTAGCGTTTTCTACAGCCTTACGACTTTCCTCACTTGACTTTCTAGCGTTTTCTGCTTCATTACGCTTATTTTCTTGAACTTGTCTAGTGCTTTCATTAGATTGCCTTTTACTTTCACTAGCTTTTCTTTCTTGTTCATTGTTTTGTCTATTATCTTCATTAACCTTTCTTTCTTGTTCATTATTTGCCCTTATAACTTCATCTTCTTGCCTCATATTCTCATATGACTTCCTAATGTTTTCATTTCTTATACGTTCATTTTCTGCTTCTATTCTTGATTTCTCATTTTTAGCTGCTTCTACTAAAATAGCCAGCAAAGGTCTATCATCTGATTTTTCTACTATATCATCTGTAGATATTGCATTTTCTACTTCTAAAATGAATTTTTTAGTAGATATGACTTGTTCACTTTTTACCAGTTTTATTTCTACTTTAACTGTTCCAGGTTGCAAAATATGTGTAGGATAAATTATTTCATATTTACCTCTTTTCAAATCCTTCTCTTTTGCTAATACCAAGTAAACTTCTCCATCTTTAGGTTTAGCATAGAATTCTACTTCTACACCTGTGGTATCTATTACTACATTATCTTTAAGGATTTGTATGTCTAATCCTCTACTCTTATGATCTCCTTCTTTTGCAAAAACTGTTTCAATAATATCATCATTGATATTTAGCTTTAGTCTCTGCAATCCTAAGTCTTTTAAATCCAAATTATCACCTCCAAATTAGAGATATTTATCTAAGTTTACAGCTTCTTTTAACTTTATCTTTTTATCTACTATCTTAAATTGCTCTACATTATCAAGTACATAATCATCTCTATCTACAACAATGTAATCCCAAATCTTGCTAAAATCTTCTTCATCATCTCCATAAAACCCCATATCCGATATACCAGTCTGATAATTTTTTATTTCACCAGTTCGTTTAGAATAGAATAAAGTCATTTTTTTATCTATCAATATATTGCCCTCCTTAGATCTTTTAGCCACACCTAATACTTTTTTATTAATTTTCTCTCTTGTTCTATTTTATATCGTCTTGGGTCATATAAAACACCATCATCTCTATCTAAGACGATATAATCATATATAATTTTAAAATCTCCCTCATCATCACCAAAATAACCCATGTCAGTAACCCCGGTTGTGTATGCTTTTATTTCACCAGTTCGAATACTGTAAAATAACGTCATTTTATTATCCATCATATTATCACCTCCCTATGCTGTAACTATCATTATTCCTGCGACAGGACCATATCTTCTAGAGTTATTTTTACAATTATAGTTAGTCTTATATCCCATTACAGGGTACTCCCATTCTCCGTTGCGGAATCGTGGCTGAACTGGCCTATTATTAGAATCATGACCTTGTGTTAAAACTATCCTGTGGATAGTTGCTTCATTTGAAGAAGCTTGCATACTATCTGAAATAGACAATGCAACAGACCAATTTTTATTATTAAATTCAGGACCTAACGATATCCATTTATTTGTAGGAGCTTGGCCATCTGCTCCAGCTATAAATTTTATTATCTTAGTCATATAATGATATTGTTTCCCGGTGCCACTATCATATCTCATTAATCCTTTTGAAGATAACTCAGTATAACTGCCATTATTATGGGTAAATTTTAGATGTTCTCCATTTATTTCTGCTCGGCTATTAATAGCGTTCCAGTATGATTTTACAAATTCACTAATATTACCAACTAAGTTATTGACATTAACATTAATTAGGTTAACATCGCCATTTTCTGCATCTAGAGTGCCACCTAGGAGTCCAGCAGATACCTTTTCTAGCCTCCAAGTTGCACCATCAAACCTATACAGTTCAGTTTCTCCATCACCTACTGGCTTGTACCACAGGTCATTTTCTGACATCTCACTAGCAGGTTCATCAGATCCGCGGAATACTCTGTTCTTCCCGTTAGCTGCTATTTGCACTAGATTTATTCTTTCTTCAACTCTTTCCACTTTTTCATCTACTATGGTATTTACACTGTCAGAAAGACTTGCTCTTGTTTCTCCTATTTCAATCAAATCATATCTATCTAGCAATACATCCCACACCGTTTTGATTACTTTAGCTTTCTGCATTATGTTTAATTTCTCAAAATAAACAGTAACCAAATCACATAGATTAATTTCTTCAACAAGTTTTAAATGCTTATAATCAAGTGTTTTAGCTAGGTCTATAAACTTAACTCTTAAATTGACTTTTGGAACTCCTACGTCATTATCTGTAATATATCTTTGTGCTCTTGCTCTCAACTGTGCAACAGTTTCAATTTCTTCATTACTAAAGTCTACAGTTAGAATTTTCCTCCTTGCATAATTGTCAACATGGTCACTATCAATAAATCTTTCTGGTAGTGTTAATATCTTTTCTTTATCATCCTCGTTGATAGTTACAAAAGGATATATAGATGTATACGTGCTTGCTATTTCTTCTTCCTGCTCTAAATCTGTTAGATTCTTTCCATATGCTATAAGTGTACCTGAGTCATTTCCTCTTTGTGTATATAAGCCTATGTGATAGTTATCAAATCTGTATTCTCCACCGTAACTATCTAATATTGAGCCTTGTACTCCACCTAATGCCCTTCTTGCGTTTTCTACTTCATTTATAGTCCATTTTCCACTTCCAGTCGTTGAGATGTCCGAATAAACGGTAAAGGGATGATCTTCTACAATGTTATTTCTCCATATATTTAATGCTGTAAGGGCATTGCCTGAGTACTCTACAATCGGTTCTAGAGGTAAATCTTGTGTCAAGTAAGATATATGTTCCGCGTATACAGTTACAAGTCCCTTAGCAGGTTTTGAGATTCTTATAATTTTAAACCTTTGATTTTTTAAGTTATTACTTGCATCTGCTTTTATCAATCTATCGTTTTTAATTTCTTTGAATAAAACACCATCTATTGGATACTTCATTTCTAATTCAAATATACCATTTCTTTCCTCTGTCACAAGTGCAGAAACGGTATCTGTCAGTACTCCTAATCCTAAATGGGAAAAATCTGTCTCGTTAGCTTTATATAGTATAGGATAATTCATATAATAGCCTCCCATCTTGGTTCTATTTCAATTTTTGTAACATTGCCTTTCCACGTGATTGTATTTTCTCCATGATTTAATAGCGGAAAGATAGGTGTTAGAGTACTAATCATTTTGTCAAACTGTGGGCTAGTGCCTTTATATACGCTCATCATTTCAGAATCAACTGTAATGGATCCGTCAATACTTCTTAACTCTAGCCATTCTTTCCCATTATTCTTAAGTGAAATATCTCCACTACCTTCGATTTTTATCAAAGGTTTAGAAGCTCTTATTTCACGATTATATAAGCTCATTCCATTAGTTATTTCTACAGAATTACTATCAATCCTACGTTTATAAGGTTTTAGTCTAAAATTAATTACTGTTTTCCCATATTGTTTTAATGTTTCTTGTATGTCAAATTGTTCATAACACATAGCTATATATTCATATCCTTTTAAGCCACTAAATCTTAAAGGATACCATCCTATATCAGATTTAAGCCATTCTGATATTTTTGTAGCCATAATGTTAACATCAATTCTATTAGGAGGTTTTAATTGTACGGGTATTGGAAAATCAACGCCTTTTAACCTTTCATTGTCAACTGCTAATTCTCCATCTCTGCCTAGTACCTCGATAAATTCAATATCGGCTTCAGGAGAAGGAAAGGAGATGTCATTTACAATCTTTAAATACATGCTTAGAGAATTTATGCCTTTGTATTCAAACCAACCATTATCAAATTTATTCTTAATCATCTAACCTCCTCCTTTCTCTATCCATAATCCATGCAGATTCTTCTAGTACTTTTGGTATATCAGTGTCAGAATAGTTTTCTATTTTTTCTATATGGATAGTAGGTTTATTGTTATTATTTATAGTTTTAGTAGTACTAGCACTACTAAATTGAGATATTGTTGATGCATTTGCCCTCATTCCAGAAACTCCAAGAGCCATTTCAGGGGTTGAAAATCTCATCATATTGGTACTCATTTTATTTAAAGCATTATAGACAACTGATTCCTTGTCCTCAATTCCTTCTGCTAAACCTTCGGGAATCCAACGCCCAACATCATCTTTCATAACTCTAGATGGAGAATGTATTCTTAATGCATTTTGCATGGTACTTGCTACACTATTAGCAATGCTTCTAGCTGTAGACATTACCTGACCTCTACCAGCGTTTAAACCAGCATTTAATCCACTCATCGCATTTCTACCTATAGAATTAAATTGCGATTGTATATTGTTAAATGGCCTAACTAAATCTGATGATAGCTTCCTCATTGCATTTACCTGCGTATTTGCACCAGACTTCATTCTATCTAGCATATTCTTCATTGATTTTTGTGTAATTTTAGGTAGTTTTTCTAATGTTTTTTCAATATCTTTTACAGCTTTATCGTAATCCTTGGTAATCGTCTTGAAGCTGTTTGACGAGTCAACTTGAAGGCCTTTGAACATTTTTTGTACAGCTTGCATAACTTTATTTGTTCCATCATTGATACCGAGTGCCAGTCCATCTGTAATATCTGTTCCAATTCGTTTAAACACCCTTGACGGACTATGTGTTTCTGATTCATCCCTTGCGGCTTTTTCTGTTGCTTTCGCCACATTTTTAGAAGCAGTTTCAGCATTCTTAGAACCATCTTCAATTCCCTTAGCCAAACCTTCTGGGACTGCACCTCCAATTGAAGCAAAATCTGCTACTTCTATTTGACTTCGCATTGTTAATGCACTGTTATCTACAAAAGCAATCATTTCGTCAATAACTGCGTCATACTCATTTCCTAAGGAAGTCTTCAAACTATTTCCTGCGACTCCCCCACCTTGATCCATCAGTTCGGCAAATCTTTCTAGTTCACCTGTGCCCATGTCTGCGACAACGGCTAATTCAGCAGCTGAATCTGGTCCTAAAGTATCAAGCCATTTTATCAACCCTTCATGACTGTTTTTTCCTGCCCAGTCATATAGCTTAGCCATATTTTCGCCCCACTGTTCAGTTACTGCCTGATTGTGCTCTAAGTTGTCAATCATCTGTTGGCCTGTCAATTCGGACTTATCTTCCATACGGTCAAAAGCATTAGTTGCATTATCTGCCAGTTCTTCATAAGTGGAAGACATGTTATCAAATGCTTCTTTTTGTGCACCTTCCAAGTTCTCAAAGTCTATCATTTGACTTTCAACACTCTCGCTTGTTGCTTCAGCCACTGCTTTTGCTCCTGCTTCGATTTGCTCTGTTACTGCTTTATTTTCCTCTTTGAGCCTTTCTTCTGTCTCAGTTAATTTTTGTTCTTGTTCGTCTAATGCTTCAATTGTATCTTTGTATTCTTTATTTGTAATCGAACTCTCGTCTTTTAATCGAAGATTTTCAGCCCTTTTTTCATTAACTTCATCCAATTGCATTTCTATTTCTATTTGTTCTTGCGTTATTTCCGATTGCCTTGCTAATGCATCATTATAGGACGTTTCTTCCTCTATTAAGTCAACTCTTTCTCGAAGCTTATCAGATGATTGGCTTAAAGCGTCAGATTCTTCATTGTAAGAAAGGTTGAGTCCATCAATAGATTCATTCAGTTTATTTATATAACCTGTTAATAGTAACTTGTCCTCCGCAGATTTATTTTCCTTTTTGCTTAATTCTTCTATCCTATCAATCAAACCTCGGTTCGCTTCAGCTGTTGCTTTCAATTCTCTTTGGTTTTGCTTATATGTGTCTGATGAACTGATTATACTATCTGACAATGTATCTGTTGAATCTCCTAAGGCGTCTGTTTCCCTTTTTAATCTTTTACCTTCTTCAGTACCACGTTTGAACCATTTTACAACTGCGATAGTTGCAGTTACCAATGCACCTAAACCAATCACTACCCAACCGATTGGACCAGTTAAAGCCTTTATTGCAGTCCCCAATACTGTTGTAGCAGCTGTTTTTGCTTTCAAAGCCACAGTTGATAAATTAATTGCTCCTGTCATCAACCCAGTTGCAACGGTACTTAATTTTACTGCGCCTGTTTGTGCCGCAGTTGCTATTGTTTGTGCTTTTGTAGCTATTAATTCGTTTGCTCTAGCAGCTACTTGGGCTTTAGTTAATATTTCTCCTTTTGCTATTGCAGCATTAAGAACCTCAGTAACAGCTATTTCTTTTGCTTCTGCTGCTACTTTGGCTTTAGTCGCAAGTGTGAGTCCATTTTTAGATGCCATAGCAATCTTTAAAGCCGTATTTGACGCTTGAATTGCCTCATTTGCTTTTGTTATAACCGTATAAGCCGCATAAGCTGTCATTAATCCAACTATTACAGGAGATAAAGCTTTAACAACAGAAATAGTCCCTTTTACTACTACACCAAACATTTTAAAAACCGGTGTAGTAGCTTCTATGATTTTCTGAATAGCATTAAATGAAGCATTGACCACAACTTTCATACTATCGATGTTCTCGGATATTTCTTTTCCCGTGACCTCTTTCGAAAGCTTGTTAAACGAATCGATTATATTAGCGACTCCTTTCGCCACGGCATTCTTCAAGTTGGTAAGTGATGTAGCAATACCTAAACTGTTTTGTTTAGCTAATTTCGCCATTATTCCTGTTCCAGTGCCGACTTCAATTAATTTTTCGTTGAATTGGTCTAATGTAATAGTGTTATCTTGCAAGGCTTTATATAAGTCATTTTTAGCATTTTTACCAGCATAACCGAATCCTTCGGCAATTTTGATTAATCCCACATCCATTGTTTCAGATAATGTATTCCACATCATCATATCAACCTTGCCTGTCTGTAATGCTTTGCTATACTGTTGTGTCCCTCTTTTTGCTTGCTCGGCACTTGCACCAGATCCCAGTAAAGCATTATTAAGTGCAATGGCGGTATCCGTTGCTTTATCCATGTCATTAAAAGATGTATACATTTCTTGTGCGCTTCCTGCAATATCATCTAAAGTGGTGGGTAGACCATCGATTCCATCTGATAGCTTCTGCATAGCTTGGTCCGCTTCTTCTGCTGATACACCCAATGATTGTAATACCTTAGGAAATGCGTTAAGAGTATCAAAACGAGAAATCGCATCGTCCATTGATTTTTTTAATGTGTCAAATGCCACGGATGCAATTTTTACAAGTCCTAACGATATAGATAGGTTCTCTAGACCTGTTGATGCCTTTTGTGTTTTTTCTCCTATACCATCTGTTTCATCTTTAACATTTTTTACACCTTTTGCTGCATCATTAGCACTACCTGACATATCGCCTAGGCTATCAGATACGCCTTTAACGCCTGATGATGCATTAGCGCTACTATCCGACAAACTATCAATAACGCTATCCGTACCTTTCAAATCTTTTCCTGCTTTTGAGCCACTATCGCTCAATTTGTCTAAACTATCGGATGTACCTTTGACGCTAGACGATGCACTAGCACTGCTATCAGATATGCCATCTATCGCCCCGTCTACACCGTTTAAGTCCTTTGCTGCTTTCGAACCACTATCACTCAAGTTGTCTAGACTATCAGACGTACCCTTTATGCTAGATGATGCGTTGCTACTGCTGTCTGATAAGCCATCTATAGCACTATCTACACCTTTTAGGTCTTTCCCGGTTTTAGACCCACTATCTCCTAAACTATCTATTGAATCTTTTGTCCCTTTGATACTGGATGATGCATTGCTACTGCTATCTGACAATCCATCCATAGCATCATCAGTGCTTTTTAAATCTTTTCCCGCCTTTGCACCACTATCGCCTAAATCATCTATAGAATCTTTAGCATCCTTAACATTAGAGCCAACCTTAGCACTACTATCGCTAAGATTGTCCATACTATCCTCAGCTGCTTTGATTCCTTTACCCGACTTGACCCCTGCTTCTTCCAATTTATCTAATTCCTTGGAAGCGACGTTGACCTCTTTTCCGTCTACTTCAATTACTATTTTAATAGAACCATCTGCCATATTCTTCACCTACCTTTTTAGGCATAAAAAAAGCATCCATTAGGATGCCTTTTCTTCATGTTTTTCTACTATTTTATACATATATAAGAGTTTTCTTGCGAATTTGTCTGCTTGACTTTGCATCTGTTGCCACAAAGGGCTCTCAGATTCAGCTTCATTGAGGCAGTTTATTTTCATTCCTTTATGCAAGGTTATATGTCCTAATGAATATGCTAATTCATAACGTATTTGGTTAATACTGTTTGTATTATTTATTAAGATACAATTAGTTCTACTGTTACGGTAACAAAGACTATGAATAGATATAGGCAAATTTGTTAAAAATACATTTGTTTGCCTTTTTCCTGCCAGCTCAATAAGCCTATTTATAATAACATCTTCAGTTTTATCTAATAACTTTACTCTAACTTCATTCTTCATGCTATAACACCTACCTTATTGTATGATACACGATAAGTTTTACTGTTACCTTTTCTATCTGTATACTCAATTTCAGTAGGATAGTCATTAGCTATAATCCATTTTCTCACTTTGTCTAAAACACTTTTTGTGTATTGAGTAGTTGTACCCATGTGACCATTCTTCTCAAAACTTACAACTTCTTTTTCCTCATCTGATATATCAAATTTTGCAACTATTGCGCTTACTGCCTGTCCATGAGGCTTATTATTTTTGGAATATATGCCTAATGTACTTGCTATAGTTGTAAGGTCAAAAATCTTCTTTTCCACTCTTACACCTTCAATTGGAATATCCAATCCACCTTTACGATATATTTGCTTTAACGCCAATGCCTTATACTCTGGTTTCAATCCTGCTTCATCAAAAACAGGAAGCATTATCTTAGCTGTTTCATTTAAAGTAGCTATGTTTTCTATTTCATTAGCCTTAGCCCTTAACATTTTAGGATTAGCTCTATCAGTAATATAAGCTCCTTCTTTTCTGATTGTAGGGAGAACTTCATCTGTTACCCAGTCAGTGAATTTTTCTGCATTAGGCTTATTACTCCTAAATATCAATTTATATACTCCGCTTTCGGTAAGGAAATTCTCTCCTGTATTATGCAATTTTCTAAAGTCAATATCTTTGACTTTAGAATTGGTAAGTTTAATAGCTTGCTTGTCATTCATATTCTTAACTGCCATTCTAACAGCACTATCTGTTAGCTCTAAACATTCTCCAACATGATATGGATTGAAATATACTATTCCATCTAACTCAAAAATCTCAACCTGCGTTCCTTCAAATACCATCAAATTATTATTCATAGTCAATATTCTCCTTTCAATTTTGATTTCTTGAATGAGATTACCGACTATGATATAATATTTCATAGAGGGTAACCTCGGTTTAAGACACTCGTAATGTTCTTTGGTCGGAGCGACGGGTGTCTTTTATTGTTTTTTTTCAACTTGATTTTCTTCAACGAGTCCTTTTATATATTCAATTAATATAGCCTGCATATCTTTCCCGCTATTTACTGAATATATTTTGAACTTTCTATGAAGTTCATCATCAAGTCTCACTGTCAATGTTTTAATTTCAAACCACCTCCTTAATTTATTTATCATTCTATCATTCAAGAATGATAATGTCAAGAGGTAATCTAAAATATTTCCCATTAAAAAAATCAGCCCCGACCAAAGCTGATTTTAGGCATAAAGAAAGCACCTTTGCAGGTGCTAAAATCTTTCTTTTGTGTTATTTCTTTTCAAAATGAACGTATATCGGCGACCGCAGGGTTGAAGAATCCCAACCAATATATATAAACTTAATTTCATATCCATTCTCTGTATACTCATGTCTATCTGTCTGTAGTGCTTTTTCAAAATTTTTTACATAATCGCTGGTACTTAACCCTAAGGCTCTAGCCGTCATTATACCTGCTCTGTATCCTTCCCCTTCTTTAGCATCAAAAGGTTCTTCAGCGCTTATATTAAGAGCATACATCGATAGTTTCTTCCCATCTTCATAATAAGCATCAATAGAATATTTTTCTGATTCGTATAGCTCTCGCCAGTATTCGCCTTCATCTTCTTGCATTTCGCTAAATTCTTCGGGAATTAGCTCCGGTACATCCTCGGAAACTGCCCTTTTATTAAATGATTCTGCGAAACTCTCTAGCTCGTTGCTAGACCCACACCCAGCCAAGATAAGTACAGCAACTAATGATAAAATCAATATTTTTTTCATTAAAGACCCTCCCATATTAGAACATTAGATATATTTTACCACACGGAGGGATATTATTCCACATTATCATTCACTTTGATTCCTTTGCCTAATTTAAGCCCTGCTTATTCCAATTTATCTAATTCCTTAGAAGCTACATTAACTTCTTTTCCATCTGCCATAATTGTTTTTAAATAATCTATAAACCTAATAATTCTTTTTTCTTTTTATCAAATTCTTCTTGAGTAATAATTCCATCATCTAATAATTCTTTGAATTGTTTAATTTCATCTACTTTAGATACGGAATCACTAATGATTTCTTCTGAGTTGCCACATATTGATTGCAGTATAGAAATACACTCTCGTGCTCCTTGATAAGCAACAGCGTATGCACTGCTGTTTATCTTTGTTTTCTTATTTAAAAATGTGGCAAAATAAATAGAATTCTCCATGTTTTTTACTGTCAATGCAACTTTTAAAATTGTACAAAATTCTTTACTTTTATTTGCAGTCAAGGCACCTACTATAGCGCCAGCTTCTCCAAACAAAGCTCCTCCAACTAGCGCCCTTCCTATACCACCGCTTGTCACTGTTTCGCCATCTTCTATCAAGTCAAAACTTACAACATCTTTGTATTTAATGACATAAGATTTAATTGGATCAGGTAAAAGTATTTTTTCTTGATTCTCATCAAACCAAATATAAGAGCCTATTTTCTTAGTTGGTTTAAAATTCAAAATTTCCTCTCCGGATGATTCAGCGATTGATTTTCTAATGTCGCTAGAAGTTACATTTTTTAGTTTTAAAATCTGTTTAAACGTAAGTGTTTTTGCATTGCCTAGACAATCAGCACATATTACCTCATCGTTAGCTATTTTGCGTCGATTTAAAAACGTTATATCCACACCACATATAACACATTTTTCATCCATTGAAACATCCCCTTTGTACAATGATTAAACCTATTTTACCACACAGAGGGATATTATTCCACATTATCATCCAATGCGTATACTTTCTGCAACTTCCTCATATTTTCCTTATACTCACTTGATTCATGCTTAGAAGGTTTCCACATTCTTATTTGAATAATTCTTTGCATAATAGTATCACCCGGTAAGCCATTAAGCAAAGCCTTAAACTCATGCCAATGCAACTTACCCTGTTGTTCATATAAATCAATATTATAAGCTTGCATAAATGATGCATATATATATTCTGCGTCTTTATCTAAATCAATAAAGCTATCATTTTCTTCGTCTTGTATAGGCATGGGGTTTCCTTTTAAATCGTATTCGATATACTGCTTACTTTTTACTTCAATGAATTCCTTATAGATATAATTCCAAATCCCAATTATATCCTCTTCTATATGCTCATCTAATAACAATTCTAATGTTATTTCAGCCTTTTCATTATTTCTTAATGTATCATCATTTAATACATCAAACACATCTAATACATTATCAAATGCTAGATCTATAGTATATTCTTTTCCATTATAAATAAAACAGGTGATCAAAGGGTCATTTAACCTCATTCAATCACCTACTTCTTTTTAGCTTTTTTCTTTAGATACTCTTTTTTCTTTTTATCAAATTCTTTTGCTCTTTCAGATTCTAATTCTTCAATTCTATTAGCTATAGCAATTCCTATAAGATCTAATGCGTTTTCTAAAGCTATAATATCTGGATATTGCTTATATATCTTTTTAAATGCCCCATCACCAAAGATAATATCATATTGAGCTGCTATAAATTCTTTATTCACATCAAATGCGGCATCAATTGTTTTTACATCAATATTTTCAATATCATTTACATCTATATTATCTGGAAAATGAATATGCTTAGCTTTATCTTGTGCTTCTTTAAGTTTCTCTTGTGCTACTTCTTCTATATTAAAAAATGTCCTTAAATTTTCTAGTGAGCTATCAAACCATAATTCTAGGTCCCCAATTTTAACCGGAAATCCCGTTCTCTGTATATCAATCTTAATTTCTTGCGACATGATATCATCCTTTCATATCATACTTTATTGAAGCTAAGAGAGATATGAAACCTCTCTTAGCCTTCTGGTGTTACATTTGTTACATTCTTTTCTTCTGGTAATCTGTCAAATCTTATATTACAGCTAAATGTTTCATATGCTGATGCATCTCCTGCACCTGCTATAATAGCAGATACTGTTGCCCTACCTATCCATTCTTTTTTGCCATCTGCTGAAACAACCTTATGCCAAATCTTTCTACCATCACCAGTTTTATATTTTAATCCTGCAATCAAAGCTTGTGCTGGATCCTCAGGATCATAAAAACCTTCTGGAGTATACGCCCCTGCAACAGAAATAACATCTGTTTCTGGTGTACCATCACCATCGTAAAATGCAGTATCCTCTGTTTCTTCTTGAGTATCATCGCCAATAGTAGATATCCATTTTGCTAATTCTAACCATTTATCACCAGGAGTCTCTTGTCCTGGCTCATAAGCCTGTACGAAATGACCTCTTAATGCATTTTTCATTCTTGCCATTGTTTTATTCATCCTCCTTAAATACTGTTATTCTTGCTTGTACATCTAGTAAAAAAACAAACCAACCTTGGTTATCTAATTGATTTATAAATGGTTTGTTCGTTATGACTAATTCGTCAAACTCAAAACTTCCGTTATCACTACTTAATTCTTCTAATCTTTCTAATTCATTTTGTACTAACCATAGAGTAATATGAATCTTTTCTTGTGACTTTGATTTCATAGCAAACTCAAAATTAAGCTCCTGGTCACTAGTACCATCCATAAATCTACTTGTTACCTTAGAGCCTGGTAATGGATAAAGAACAAAAGATTCGTCAGTTCCTAGATATCCTAATTTACAATCTATAGGTAAAGCAGATATGTCATTAACTTCATCTGCTAATCTTTCTATAAAATCCATTACCAATCAGCTCCCTTCATAAATGCTTTAATCCAATCTTTCATATATGTTGCTTTTCCTCTTAAATCCCATCTTCGACTTGTTCCAGGAGTAGTGTAATTATATACACGATACCCATCTTTACCTACAAATCCATAAAATTGAGCTTTAGCATAAGGAGTGTCCCAACTTATACTTTTTCCATCATCTGCTACAGTTCCAGATATTCTTAAAGGATCTTCTTTAAATGGAACAAACTGGTTCATATCTGCTAGTGCCTGGTTTGATAATGCATATTGGCCCTTATCGATGCTATTTTGAGACATTTTTTGTTTAGGTACTTTTAAATCTACTATTACCTTCATCAAATCACCTCTAATTCATATGAATAGATGGCTTTATCATATGCTTCATAGATTGGTATAACTTTTGTTATAACATGCTCTGTATCATCGAATATTAGGACAGATTGAGTTTTAAATTCTGGCAATGGTTCGGTAATCCCTTCATAACAAAAAACAATTGCATTATATAGCAATTGCTTTCCTGATGTTGTTGAAGTGTATTCTGCCCCTCTATCTATTCTACAATATTCTATTGTAACAAGTTCATCATACTGGGGTTCAGACCAATTATTGTCACCTATATATTCTTTATACTTAAATGAATCAATACAAAACTTCCTTGGAGGTCTAGGCATTACCATACACTCACGGCTCTGTTTAATAAGCCTGTTCCTTCCAGGTAGATATAAACATCCTCAGCAATTAAAGACTTTGTTTCATTTTCCCTTGATGGATTATGCCTACTTGCATTAGATACACTTGTACGCCCTGCTGTAAATGTTTGTGGAGTACTGTTTATCCCCTCAAACGTGGTAGCCCCTAACTCATTAAAGTATTCTATTTGACTACATAAAGCCTGTTTAAATTTCTTTACTCTCCATGTGTTATCTTTTTCTATGTCATTTTTAACATAGAAATGATTTGTGATATTGTCTAAGATAGCAGAAGCTTTCAGTAAAAGCTTATTAAAAGTCTCTTCGTCCACATCTGCACTGTTTAATTCTTTAAATTCTTTATATGTGAGATAAGACATAATCTTCCCCCTTCATGAAAAGGGAGGGGATTATTCGTCCTCTCCCTTTTCTTCTTCATCTTCCTTATTATCAATGCGCTCTAAAAAACCGACATCGTATATCTTTAAGTTTTTCATAGCTTCATCAGCACGTTTTACCGTCATTTTTATTTCTTGCCCTTCTTCATATACTTCCTTTGTATATTTATCTCTAAATGATTTTAACACTTTATATTGTGCCACTTATATTCCCCTTTCTACCCTTCTGGAGTTTCTTCTACTTGAACCACCTTAATTACAGCCTTTTTATTAGCTGGTAAAATAAATTCTCCTGCTTTACCTGCACCTTGGAAAGCTACTCCGTCAAAGTCCTCAGATTCAATTGTTCTAGCTGTATTTATTCCAGTGAATTGCTTTCCAACCCCTACAATAGATACATAAGCAAGTTCACCTTTTTGGAATTTAGTTTCTGGTACTTCTTTTATTTGGAATCCTTTAAATCTTAGTATTCCGTTTTCATCTATATTTGCTCCAGATTTTTTAGCACTTGTTGTCAATGGATGATCAACTATAGCATTATATAGTGCTGGCTTCACCCATGCCATTCTAGTACCAACCGCTTCCATATTTGTATATTCGGTAGATAAGTCATTGAACAGTTTTAATACTGAATCATTATCCAATGTAGCTATTTCTAAAGCTTTACTTGCAACTTTTGAAATAAATAATCCTCCTTTATCATCAAACAATTGAACTTTCGCTTGTGCTTGAAGTTCTGTACGGTCTGCAATTGTTGCTGCAAAGTCATTATTAACTGTGTGACGGTCAATACCTTCATGAAAGGTCCATTCCCAATCATATGGAACTGGTGTATCTGTATAGATTATCTCTTTACGTGGTCCAAATCTTGATGAATTACCTGTACCACTTCCAAAACCTACGTCAGGGTCTTTGTTGTATTCAGTACCTACAACAACTGGGATGTCACTTGTCTTAATATAAAATGCAGTTTCATTGTGAGTAACACCATCTAAAGCTTCAATTCCTCCACCGAAGAATTCTCTAAAGTATGCTTGCTTTTTAAATACCGCCTGCAACAACTCTTTGAATTGCTTTTGATAACTGCGTACGTTTTGATTGTTGTTTTCTCCTGCAAATAGCTGTAAATTAAAATCAAACATTCTTTTGTTTTTAACCATATTATTTCCTCCTATTAATTATATTTTGCTAATTTTGCAGCGAATGGGTCATCTGGTTCATTGCTGCCACCATCTGGATTGCCTGGATTAACAATCTGTGGGGAATCTGATTTTTCGTCTTCGCCTACAAAGTGAGGGTATTTTTCAACAACTGCTTTAATGGCTTCATCAATGGTCGTTTCATCATTAACTAACCTCTCGGCCAAAGCGACTACATCCTCAACAAAATCAGCTTTAACACCTTGTTTCATAGCACTTATTTGGCTTTTTAAATTTTGATTTTCAGATGTTAATATTTCCTTATCTTTTGTTAAATTATTAAGAGTTTCCTGTTGCTTTTCCTGCTCAGTTTTTTGCGATTCCTGCCACTCTTTGAACTTAGCCATACCATCTTTGGCATTCTCAAAATCCTCAATGCCAAGTTCTTTTAACAGTTTCTCTGTAGCTTTCTTTGATTCCTTAGCTACGATATTATTAACATCCTCTTGTTTAAATGTTTTTTCCTCTGCTTTATCGGTAGCAGTATCCTTTTCATCTCCAGGTTGTTCTGCCTGGTCAGTTGTCTGTTCATCTTTATCTTCTGCAAATAATTGCAGATTAAATTTTGATCTATCTTTCATCGTAATTCCTCCCTATTGGGTATTTTCTTCTGTTTCTTTATACCGTCTAACAGATAAAAGACATAAAAAAATAGTAGCTAACATCTGCTACCAACGAGATATAGGATCACCTCCTGCTACTCTATTTTTTCATAAGTAGCTTCAATAGCTACTGGTTTCTTTTTATATTTGGCCATTATTATCACGCCATTCTTTTATAGATTCATAAAGTCCTGCTACAACAGCAGAATCAAAGTAGAAAGCCACTCCGGCAATAGATAAAACCGTCACTGTTAGCAATATGCATCCTAAATAATGCAATAGATTCATAATGTAGCACCTCCTAATCCCTATAACTAAAATCCTTTAAAAGAGTATCTAGTGGAGTATATACTTTTTCACGTTTATAATTACGACTTAAATAATCTCCATTTTCTTTTAAGTGCTCTCTCATAGCCTTTTGCCTTCTACCGACCATCATCTTCCAATAGTCGGCTTTATCACTACCTAATTCCTTGGCCACCATATGATTTTTCTTATACTTAACTATTTCTCTTTCAATCCTTCGTTGCTTATCTCTTGCTTTAGCAACTCTTTTATTTAGTTCAGAATCAAACTTTGATTGATTGTTGGTATTGACACTTGGAATAAAAGGTATATGTAGGTGCCTACAATTTATACCTCTATGTCCTCCTGGTGTGCCATATTCTGCTTGCCAGTATGGATCATATATACTTTTATATGGCCAATCATGTGGTAACTCTTCTGGTCTCCTTAAATCAACAACATTACCTTGAATTCTGGAACATGCTTCCCTTGCACCTGCATGGCTTGTAACTACAACAGTATGAACATCATAATCAGACATACGTTCTTTTCTAACTTCATCATAGGTATTTCCTAGAGTAGATTTTAAAAGGTTTCTTACATATCCTTCTATGTTCCACCTATGACCTCTACTATCTACTAAGGCTGAACCTATACCTTTTTGTGCTAATTCTGTAATGGATCTTTCAAGAGAATCCTCAAATGTATATAATCCACTGTTAAACATTGCAGATGTACGATTTAACACATCTTGATACGCTCTTACAGCTGTACCATGTCCATAATGAGTTGTTACTAGTGTTTGATTAACATAGTTGTCAATTTCACTCCAAGCTTGATTATAATAGACTCTCATTACCTGATCTATGTTATTTGAAATAGGCTTGGTATCATAAGGCATAGCATTATCAATGTCTTTTATAACTCCAACTCCTGTATCTTCTAACATTCTCTTTATTTCAGATTCAGCAACTTTTGTTACTTCTGATAATAATCTTGTGACATCACTATTAAATAATCTTAGTTCTTGTAACTTTTCGGCTTGCCACTGGAGTATGTTTTTATGACCTCGATTTAATCTTTTTATAATAATTCGTATGATTTCACCTTCAAGTGAATTGTATAAGTCTGCCATGTTAGAACTCCATATATCTAATTGATAAGGAGTGACTCTCGGTTTTCTCATTCTTCATCACCAAATAATTGTTCAGATGCTCTATAATTTATATTGCTAGGGTCTATTTCTGCTTGTTCTTCTTGTATTTCTTTTAGCCATTGCTCAGCTGTTTCCTTGGGCACTTTAAATACTTTTTGAATGATTTCAACAGTAGGAATAAGCCCAAACATCTTAGCCTTTCCATAAAAGCTTAACAGTGCGTTTCTGTCTTGAAATACTCCATCATCAAAATCTACTCCTATATGTTCAAATGTAGGGATTTCACCATTAAACAATTTGTATGCTTTAGCTAATTCTAACACTGATATAACCAGTCCTTTAATAAACTTCTCAATTTCGTTTACATGATTGTTTCTAGTCCTATAAGTAAGACTATTCTCACTAACAACTTCTGTGGCTGTTTTTACTGACCTGCCATCAAATGAGAAGGTCCCAACTGATAGCTGTAAATCCAT